TTGACTGCATCGGCGCCGACAAAGCTGGTGCCGCCGGTCTTGTGGTGGACGATCTCGGAATGGCTCATGGTCAGGCTCCTACAAGGTGACGCACGCAGCCAGCTGTGTGCTGATCTGGCCCGAGCGATCAAGGTGGTCGATGAAGCCAACGAAGGCGACGCGCGTATCGGCCGGCTGGTCGTTCTGCCGCGCCACACGACGGCGCCCGCCCTTGGTCGGCACAGAGAACGTGCGCAGCGCCTTCGGGTGCGCATCCCAGAAGGCAGCCCGCACCTGGGCCTGCGTGGTGTAGGCGCGCTTCACGACAGCACCACCAACCACGCAATGGCCCTGGCCTCGTGCGAGTTGATCGAATACCAGTCGCCATTGGCCGCTTGGTCCTCATCGGACCGCAGTTCGACGATGTGCGCATCATGTTTCTCCTCGGTGGTGAAGCTGCAATGTGATTAATGTGCCCGGTCACACAAATGGTTGTCAAGGGGTTTCGATGAAGAATTCGCAGAAAGTCACGAAGCCCCTGGCAACGGCGCGCACCAAGCCCGAAGGACAGAAGACCGAAGGCCCGGCAAAGCCTGGGCAGAAGCGCCTGGACTGGCAGCGCATCCAGGCAGACCACAGCACCGGACAGTTCACGGACGTGGAGCTGGCACGCAAGCACGGCACGCACGCCGAGACGATCAGCCGGCGCCGCACGCGCGACCGCGCCACGAACCCGGCGGCATGGCCCGTCGACCGCTCGAAGGACGTTCAGGTGGCGACGGCCGCGCTGCTGATGCACGAAGGCGTCAAGGCGACGCTCAACGCGGGTCATGGCGCCGAGGCAGTGATGGTCGCCGCCCACGTGGCCAAGGACGTCATCCTCTCCCACCGCCACGAGATCAAGGACGGCCGCCGCGTGGCCGCTGCCCTCATGGCCGAGCTGGAGAGCGTCACCGTCAACCGTGACGGCGTGGCCCGCATGCTGCAGCTGGTGGCCGGCACGCTCAACGAGGCAGACGCGGCCGCCCTGGTGGCGCAGGCCCGCGAGCTGGTGAAGCTGCACAGCCGGGTTGGCAGCGTGCAGAAGCTGGCCGACGCCATGCAGCGCCTGCAAGGCCTGGAACGCAAGGCCTTCGGCATCGCCGACGACGACGCCGGCACCAGCCCGCTCGACACGATGAGCGTGGGTGAGCTGGAGGCGGAAGTCGCCAGGCTCTCGGCCACGCTGGCCGGCGGATGACGGGTTAGGTGCCCTCGTCACTCACGAGGGCACCTCGGCCCGTGGTCGTGCGCATAGCCGCGACAAGCTATCTAGTGTGCCGACAGGCGCCCAGGTGCCACGAAAGCCGGGTTGAGACGCTGCCCAGGCCCTGACGACACACTAGCCGTTACGACTGGCAACAGATGGCGCGTGGCGTGGCCCGGTCGGCCGCCCCCGACGACGCCCGCCGGCGGCCCGGTCGATGGCCGGCGACCCCCCGGGGGGGGGGATGCGAGATGCGCGACCCCGGGGGCCTGTTGTGCGGTTCCATCCACCCCACCCCCGTCAAACCCTCCCGCGCGAGAGTCAAGGAGTCCCCATGATCAAACCCACCGTCGGCCGCAAGGTCTGGTATCGCCCGCACACCTTCGAGCGGACGCACACGCATGCGCAGCCGTTCGACGCGACCATCACGCACGTGTGGAGCGACACCTGCGTGAACCTGCTGGTGTTCAACGAGAACGGCGTGCAGCTGCTGGGCAAGACCAGCGTGCGGCTGGCGCAGGACGTGCCGGCGCAGCCGGGCGAGTGCGAGTGGATGCCGTACCCGGTTGGCCAGGCCCAGGCCGCGGCGCCGGTGCCTGAGCCGCCACCGGCGACCAACGCCTACGTCGAGTCGGGCTCCGAGCCCTTCGCGGAAGGCGGCTGAGTTCAGGTGCAGGGCGGCGGTCGCGTCGCGTGCGGCGGGCAGGGTTTCGCTCGTCAGGGGACTTACATCCGCACGGTGCGTTTCCCGCGTTGCACCCCCCAGGGGGGAGGTCCGAATTGCGGACCCGGCCCCATCGTTTGAAGGAACCCCACCCATGAACCTGCAACCCCACCAGCAGCGGGTCGTCGAGGAGCGCGAGCGTGTCTCTGGCGACCTGGCCAAGCTGCTCTCGTTCCTGCTGACGCCCACCTTCGGCGGCCTGCCGGCGGTCGAGCGAAACCTGTTGAGCAGCCAGGCGCATCACATGAGCTGCTACGTGGCCGTGCTCGATGAGCGCATCGCGTTGTGGATGCAGGACGCATGACCGTCATTGCCTGGGACGGCCGCACGCTGGCGGCCGACAAGATGACGTCGTTCGGTGGCCTGCACGCCACGACGACGAAGGTGCACCGCGTTGGCGATGCGCTGGTTGGTGGCTGCGGCCTCGCTGCGCTGGTTGTCGAGATGCGCGAGTGGGTGCGTGCTGGCGCAGACCCGGCGACCTTTCCGGCGGCGCAGCGCGACGCAAAAGAGTGCTGCAGCCTGCTGGTGATCCGGCGGGGGTACGCGGCCCTCCAGTACGAGAACACGCCATACCCGCTGGTGATCGAGAACCGGCTGTGGGCGATCGGCAGCGGCCGCGACTTCGCGATGATGGCGATGCACCTGGGCAAGAGCGCTGCCGAGGCCGTCGCGCTGACGGCGGCACTGTGCAACGACTGCGGTAACGGCGTCGACGCGCTGGCGATCGACCCCTGGGCATGACCGCACTGGCCACCGTCGACCGCGCCGAGGCTCTGCGGCAGCAGGTCGCGCTGATGCGCCAGCTGGAGAAGCTGCGGGCGCGGCAGAAGATCCTCACCTACTACCCGGAAACCGGGCCGCTGCGGCGCGAGCTGTACCCGCAGCACATGCAGTTCTTCGAGCTGGGCGCGCAGGTGCCCACGCGGTGCTTCATGGCGGCCAACCGGGTGGGAAAGACCGAGGGCGCCGGCGGCTACGAGATGGTGTGCCACCTGACGGGGCAGTACCCGGCCTGGTGGCCTGGCCGGCGCTTCACGACGCCGGTGGATGCCTGGTGCGCGGGTGACACCAAGGAGACGGTGCGGGACATTCTGCAGTTGAAGCTGGTGGGCCCTGAAGGCGCCTTCGGCACGGGCCTGATCCCGGGCGAGTCGCTGATCAACGCGGTGAAGCGCCAGAACGGCAACGGGGCGCTGGACTACGTGCTGGTGAAGCACAAGCCGACGGGCCAGGTGTCGCGGCTGGGCTTCAAGTCCTACGACCAGGGCCGCGAGGCCTTCCAGGGCACCGAGAAGCACGTGGTGTGGCTGGACGAGGAGAGCAACGAGTCGGTGCGCTCCGAGTGCGTGATGCGCCTGATGACCACGAACGGGCTGCTGATCGAGACGTTCACGCCGCTGCGGGGCTTGACGCCCATCGTGCTGCAGTACCTGGGCGACGACGCCGGGGTGCCGAAAGAGCGCATGGCGGTCAGCCAGGACCGGGCCATCGTGTTCGCGGGCTGGGACGACGTGCCTCACCTGAGCGCGGACCAGAAGCGCCGGCTGCTGGCCGAGTCCGAGCCGCACCTGCGGCTGGCGCGCTCCAAGGGCATTCCGAGCCTGGGCTCGGGCGCGATCTACCCGGTCGAAGAAACCGAGATCATCGTCGACGACTTCGTGCTGCCGGCGCACTGGCCGCGGGCCTACGGCCTGGACGTGGGCTGGAACCGCACCGCGGCCATCTTCGGCGCGATCGACCGCGACGCGGACGTGGTGTATCTGTACTCCGAGCACTACCAGGGGCAGCAGGAGCCGAGCACGCACGTGGCGGCCATCAAGGCGCGCGGCGAGCTGAAGGGCGTCATCGACCCGGCCTCGCGCGGGCGCTCGCAGAAGGACGGCGAGCAGCTGCTGATCGACTACCAGCAGCTGGGCCTGGACATCCTCACGGCCAACAACAGCCGCGAGTCGGGCCTCTACAACGTGCACCAGCGCCTGGCCACCGGCCGGCTGAAGGTGTTTCGCTCGCTGCGCAACTGGCTGCGCGAGTACCGGATCTACCGGCGAGATGAGAAGGGGCACGTCGTGAAAGAAAACGATCACTTGATGGACGCCTGCGTGACTGGCGACACGCTTGTCTGGACCGATGAGGGCCGCAAGCCAATCGAGTTGCTGGTCGGCTGCAGAGGGCGCGTGCTGTCGCGCGCCGGCGCACTGTGCGAGTTCATCGGCGCACGCAAGACCATCGAAAACACGCCCGTTGTGCGCGTTGAGTTTGAAAATGGGTCAGCCGTACGGTGCACGCCAGACCACCCCTTTTTGACGTCGGCCGGATGGGTCGAAGCACGGCATTTGCAGGGACTGGAGGTTTACAATGCGGTATCGCAAAGCATCCAGGTTGACGCATGGAAGTCATCGTTGTCTCGGCCACCGTTCAGGAGTTTGAGGGCCTTCGCTACTGGCGCTGCGGCAAGTATTTCCAGCGCTACGGCGCGCGCCTGCATCGCGTTGTCTGGACTCGCGCGAATGGGCGCGACGTGCCTGATGGGTACGACGTTCACCATGACGACGAGGACCGCAGCAACAACCAGCCGGGGAACCTTGTGCTCATGGCCAAAGCCGAGCACGCGGCCCACCATCACGCGGGGCATGAGCGAGGCATCCCGTCCGCAGCAACCGATGCAGCGCGTGACTGGCACGCATCCGATGCCGGCCGCGAGTGGCACCGACGGCACTACGCCGGAGTCGCCGACAAGCTGCACCAGCGCGTCAGCATGCGATGCGCTCAGTGCGGCGGCACGTTCGATGGCGTGGTCAACGGCCTCACGAGGTTCTGCAGCAACGGCTGCAAGACCAAGCACCGCAAGGCGTCTGGTGTTGACGATGAGCAACGCGCTTGCATGGTCTGTGGCAGCAGCTTCGTGGCGAATCGCTACGCGGCGAAGTCCACATGCTCGCGCCGATGCTCTGCTGCGCTGTGCAGCCGTACAAAACTCGGGCAACGCTGACGTCTACTGCCTGACGGTCCCAGGCCCCGGCGCGTTTGCGATCGGGCCCGGCTTGGTCGTGCACAACACGCGCTACTTCGTCGTGTCCGGTCTGGACGTGGCCACCGTGCCGATCACCCAGGCCAATGCCGCCGCGTTCCGCAACAAGCGCCGTCGGAAGGTCGCATGAGCATCACCCCGATCAAGCCCGACAACGCGGTTGCGGGCGACTGGCGCGACAAGGCCAAGGACGGCTTTGACCTGCGCTCGCTGGAGCGCCTGGTGCGCGACTGCGAGGACCAGCCCGACCGCTGGCGGCTGCGCTCGGACCTGTGCCACGCCTACTACGACGGCAAGCAGCTGACGGCCGAGCAGGAGGAGTTCGTGGCGGCCGAGGGCCTGAAGCCGCGCTCGACCAACCTGATTGGCCGTGTCGTGAACTCGGTGCTGGGCCAGGAGGCGCGCAACCGGGCCGACGTGAAGATCCAGAGCGACAGCGAGGAGCTGGGCGACGTGGTGGACGTGCTCAACGTGGCCTTCAAGGAGGCGCAGCGCGAGAGCTACGCCGACATGGCCATCAGCACGGGCTACGCGGGCCAGGTCAAGGGCGGCATCGGCTGGGTGGAGGTGTCGCGCGACTCGGACCCGCTGAACTACCCGTACCGCGTGCGAGACGTGCATCGGTCGGAGATGTGGTGGGACTGGCGCAGCCGGGACTTCCTGCTGCGCGACGCGCGCTGGGTGTGCCGTTCGCAGTGGCACGACCTGGACGAGCTGCAGGCGGCCATGCCCAAGCACAAGGCCATCCTGGCCATGCT